AAAGAAGTTAACACAGCAATAAGAAATCTTTTAGGAAAGGAATAATATTATGGCAAACGTAAACGTAGTAACAAGAGAAAAAGTTGAAGCTCTAATCAGGGAGCAGGTGACTCCAGCAATTTTTCAGGACACACCAAAGGAATCAGTTGTTTTGAGTCTTGGCAAGAAACTGCCAAACATGAGCTCAAAGACAACAAGAATCAAAGTTACCGACATTCTACCAATGGCTTACTGGGTAGATGGCGACACAGGAATGAAGCAGACTAGTGATATGGCATGGGATAATGTGTATCTCACAGCAGGGGAACTCGCAGTTATCGTTCCAATTCCTGAGGCAGTGCTAGATGATACAGAATTTGATATCATAGGCGAGATTAAGCCTAGGGTAATTGAGGCAATCGGACAGAAGGTTGATAGCGCAATCCTATTCGGCGTTAACAGACCAAGAGAGTGGCAGAACGACGTTATAACAATGGCGAGACAGTCAGGCAACAACGTTGCTCCTGGTTCAAAAGACATGTTCACACTTATCATGGATGAAGGTGGCGTGCTAAACAAGATCGAGGAGGACGGATATGTTCACTCTGGAGCTATCGCATCAACAGGAATGAAGGCTAAGCTCAGAGGCCTTAAGGGCACAGACGGACACCCAATCTTCATGTCAACATTGCAGGGGGCAACATCATACGGCCTTGACGGAGCACCTTTGTACTTCCCTGACAATGGAAGCTTTGATAAGCAGATTGCACAGCTGATCGTTGGTGATTTCAACAAGCTTGTGTACTCAATCCGTCAGGATGTAACATTCAAGCTGCTAACAGAAGGCGTGATCCAGGATCCACAGACAAAGGAGATTGTATACAACCTCGCACAGCAGGATATGATTGCCCTAAGAGTTGTATTCAGAATGGGTTGGGCAATGCCAAATCCAGCTACAAGAATGAACGAGGACAGAACAGGTTGTCCATTTGCTTATCTTGAGCCAGCTACACCTGTGACAACTCAGAAAGTTACATTCACTGTAAAGAACAAGACTGTTGCAATTGAAGGCGCAACTGTTGAGGTTAACGGTTCAAGACTAAAGACTAATGCTGCCGGTGTTGCAGAGTTTAATCTCAGAGCTGGAACATATCCAGTAAAGATTAAGGCATCTGGATACGCACCTCAGACAGACACAGTGACTGTTGAGTCTGCAGAGGTAACAAAGGCAGTGGTTCTTGTAGCTACTAAGTAGGTAGAGCTATGTATCTGACATATGAGGAGTATAAGGCCTATGGGGGAGAAATCCCCCAGACCGCTTTTGTTAAGTATGAAAGACAAGCTAGGAATACCATCAACTACTATACCTTCGGACGTATCAAAGAGCCTGTGTCCGAAACAGTTAAAGAGTGCATGGTCGAGCTCATGGACTTTGAGTATGAGGTAGATAAGGCACGTGATGAAGGCAGTAAAGCGATAAAGTCGGAAACTGTCGGAGATCATACCGTCAGCTATACAGATGGTCTTGACTCATTAGGAATCCAAACTGGTGTAAACACAGGAACAAGCCAGGCTTCGCTAGAGCATAGCATTGTAGCTAAATATCTGATGAATACAGGTTTAATGTATAGAGGGGTGGAGTAATGCTAACGAATGCGGATATTACACTTTTTAATCGCTATTATGATGCGGATAGCGATGAGTACAAATACGCAAGGACATTTCTCAGAGGGGTTAACTGGCAAGACTCCCAAGCTATAGATATCTCGCAATCAGCGGGAGTTAAAAGCACGAATCATACACGAGTTTTTATCCCGTTAAAAGTTGACTCGGAAGAGAAAACATACCTCAAGCCTAAGACATTTAAACGTAGCGACAAGGTCACTAATTACACTTTGGACAACGCAGATATCGTTGTTAAGGGAATTGTCGATTTTGATATGAACGACGCTAATAGCGGTGGTTTTAAAGCTCTAATGCGTGACTTTGATGATGTGATGAAGATTACTAAGGTAGTTGATAATAGGTATGGTAGCAAGTTAGTACAGCACTTTGAATTGGAGGTTGAATAATGGCAAAAGAGTGGAAGGCAGGAGATTATATCCCTGTACAGTATATTAACGCCCTCGAAAAAGAGGTCGAAGAGCTGCGTAAGTTTGCTCCAGGGGATGGGGACGAAGATGTCGATAAGAGTGAAGGTTGACATTGATGCAATAAAGATAGCTAGGAAAAAAGGACTAGATCAAAACGGTGCAGCACAAAGGTTTTTTACCCATGAGGTTAGACGTTTGTCAGACCCTTATGTACCAAAAAAAGAGGGTGTGCTCAAGGGAACCGCAGTAGAAGGTATCGATGAAATCGTATACCCTCAGATATATGCTAAAAAGCAGTACTATGAAAATAGAGGCAGAGGCATGAGGGGGAAGCGATGGGACCGGAGAATGGTTGTACAACGAGGACCTGCCCTTTTAGCTAGTGTAGTTAAATTTATAGCAAGGAGGGGATAATGGCTGATGTAATAATCATGGACGCAATAAGAAATCTTATAAAGACTTGCCCGCATATCGATAAGTTTGCTGAGGGGATAGGAATAGATTATCTTGCAGAAGACCCTACTTGCTATGCAGTTGAGTCATCGCCCGCAGACCTTATTTTAAAGAGATATATCAACGGAGACAGCGAACGTCAACAGGTCTTCGTTTTTTCGAGCAGAGAGGCGTACGGCGCTGATGTAAGACAAAACATTGAAAACATTGGTTTCTTTCAGCTTTTTGCTAGCTGGCTTGCGTCGATAAGCAAAAATAAGAACTTTATAGACCTGGGCTCAAATAGATGCCCAGTGAAAATCGAAGCCCTAACAACAGGCTACGTCTTTGATGTAGACGAATCCAGGGCAAAGTATCAAATCGATTGTAGGCTTGTGTACCTACAGGAAGGAGAATAGATATGGCATTAACAGAAGTTAGAAAAAGAGTTGCACAGGCAAGTTATCTAGACTGTGCAAAGACTGGTGAAACAGCAGCTATGGAGCTACTTGGCACAGGGTTCAGAGAACTTAATGAAGAGCCAAGTGCTCAGGTGAGAAGCAAGCGATATATTAACCAGAAATCCACATCGAAGGGTATTTCAGGTTATGAGTGGCAGTCTCCATTTTCTGCTGATCAGATTCGCAGTGAAAAAGCGATTGCGTTCATCTGCGAAATTGGTGAAAGACAGAGAACTGGAGCCGATGTTGAAAGAGACTACATCATAGTCGACCTCGATCAGAAAGTAGGAGGCGGAGCAACCACTTTCAGCGCTAGAAAAATAAAGGTAGCTATAGAAGTTTCGAAGTTTGGTAACGAGGACGGCGAGATGACTTGTGAAGGAAACTTCTTGGGTGTTAGTGATGTTGTTGTTGGCACATTCGACACATCAAACAAAAAATTCACTGAGACAGTGATAGCTGGTTAATAAAGGAGCAACACAATGGTTAATACAAAAATAACATTCGCAAATGGGCAGGAGCTCGTAGCAGATTTTTATGATCTAGACTTTCGCACATCATATAAGTCCAACATGGCAACTTTTGTTGAGGAAATCAACGGAATTGACCTTTCACAGGATGACGACATTGTCCTCAGCAATCAGATGGACGCACTCAAGCGTTGTATTGATAGTATTTGGGGACCAGGCGAAGGAGATAGAGTCTTTGGCGGAAAACGAAATGTCATGATGATGTTTGACGTCATGAATAAGCTGCGTGAGCTTAATGAGGCTGTTAACGAAGATCTTGTTGCAACAAGCAAAGCTATGCAGCTTGAGTTAGCGAAATGATAGGTAGCATATTAACCAATAAACCGAGCAAATCAGTAACTATAAGAGGTGTTGAGGTTCCCATAAACTGGGACTTTCGCACCTCTATTAAGTTTACTGAGTTACTGGCAGACCACGATTTATCCAAAATTGAGCTAATCAAAAAGGGCGTGCGTCTTTACTATGGAACATGGGCAGATACACATAGCTTTGCAGAAGGAGAACTTGAAGAAGCTATCGAAAAGATGATTGAGTTTTATTCATACAGTTTAGCGCCTGTAAATAGTAAGAATAAATCATCGAAAAAGCAATCGTATTCATTTACTTATGATGCGGAGTATGTTTACGCAGCCTTTTGGGAGCAGTACAAGATTGATTTGTCTGTCGTAGAAATGCATTGGTGGAACTTCAAGGCCCTATTTAATGGGCTTAGCGAGAACACACAGTTCGGAAAGATTATTGGTTATAGGACAATGGACATATCGAGGCTTAGTGACGAGGAGAAGAAGTTTTATCGCGAGATGAAATCGCTATATAAACTACCTACGCATGAGTCTGAAATCGATGAAGCGCTTAGCAATGAACTTGCAGAGGCACTTGAAAATGGCGGTGATATTGATGCGATCCTGTCAAAAAAATATGATTAAAGTCAAATGCAGTGAATGTGGGCAGACACTGTGTAGGGCTAATTTAATGGACGGCGAAGTCGAAATAAAATGCCCACGCTGTAAAAGAATAACATTGATTGAAAGCAAGATAAAGAGCAGAGAGAGCACAGATAAGTAGCTGAGTCAACCTGTCTTGATGATATAAGGCAGGTGATTACATGGCAGATGGTAAGGTTACTATAGAAACCATATTGGATTCCAGAGAATTTAATAAAGCTGTAAGAGAGCTATCCGGCACGACAAAAAAAGGGCTTAAAGTTGTCACTGAAGCTGTTGCAAGTACCGCAACTGCTTTGGGAGGATTAGGGCTGCTTGCCATTAAACAGGGCATTGCTTTTGAAAGTGCATTTGCTGGTGTTAAAAAGACTGTGGATGCAACGGACAAAGAGCTTGCTGAATTTGAGCAAGGCATACGAGATATGGCAAAATCTATGCCTCAGTCAGCGACTGCTATTGCGTCAGTCGCAGAGGCAGCAGGCCAGCTGGGTATCAAGAATGAGAGCTTATTGCAATTTACGAAAACAATGGTAATGCTCGGAGATGCGACAAACATGACGTCTGACGAGGCAGCTACTGCTCTTGCTAGATTTGCAAACATAACTGGCATGAGTCAAGATAACTTTGATAAGCTTGGATCTACCATCGTAGCGCTTGGAAATAATCTTGCTACAACCGAGTCAGAAATTGTGGACATGGCGATGAGAATCGCAGGTGCGGGGCACCAAGTAGGGCTTACTGAAGCTCAAATCATGGCATTCTCCGGAGCATTATCATCTGTCGGAATTGAAGCTGAAGCGGGTGGAACAGCCTTTTCCAACTTGATTTCGAAGATGA